GGCCATATTGAATATTGCTGAAAGTTCTTCTTGATGGTTTGGAAATTCAAAAACGTGAAAGGCTTCCTGGGCTTTGGCGTTCTTGTCCTTCATGTACCAGGATTTAAGAGGTGTAACGTCCCACGATATCTTGCCGTCTGCTGTTGGCGCCGGTTCGATAATCTGCTTGTTAATTATGATCTGGCCACCTACAGACAATCCGGCGTTATCCATGATCATACGCCAGGATTTGGTAACAACCTTCTGCGGTTCCCTGGTTAAAAATGGCACTCCGTATCCAAAGATGCAGCTATCGTCACGCTCGAAGTTGAATACACTGAATGGCTGGTCCTCGGTGTCCATCGGATTTACTGCAGCCTTGATCACTATTCCCTGGCAAACCCAGACAACTCCCTGGTATTCGTCCAGTTCGTCTATCTCTGCAGCCTGGTCAACTACTCCACACGCCTGCAGGTCTGTAACCTCAACAGGCCCGTGTCGTTCCCAAACCACATATCGTTTTTCATCACCTACAGCTGAGATATCGTTCATGTTCCGCAACTGGGTGAGATAATCAGGCGGCACCCTTGTCGGCGATAACTTGAGCACCCGGCGGATCTGGTCTTTCATGAAGTCTTCACGCTTTGACAACCTGATTAAATCTCTGCGTGTCATCCAATGGCGTTGAAAGGTTACATCACTGTCCTCTATCTTGGTTGCCGACATTGTGGGGAAGAAGTCCCATGTTGAAACAAGCTCGTAACCTGGCTTATTGTCTGGAATATCTTCTAAGACATAAGCAACACCGCCTTGATCTTCAATTTTCGTCCAGGCCCGGCGTGATTTGCCTAAAAGGATCGGCCCTTTCATCACTCCCGTACCAAGCAAACATCCGTAACGAATTGCTTCACGGCCCGACGCCTGGTAATTACACTCGGTTAACTGGTCGTCAATCTCCTGCTCCATGAGCTCCGCCCTGGCCTTTGCGTCACGTTCGGCTACTTCTTCCTTGGACAAAAGTTCATCGGGCGCTAATTCTTGAGGGGGCGCAGGAGCCTGTGAAAGCACCTGCCCCATTGGCGACTCCTGCGTCTGGGCTTCGCCTTGTACTCCCGGTACATCTGGCGACTGTTGTGGTTGTGGTTGTTCTGGTGCTGCTAATTGTTCCGGTTGTCCTGGTTGTATCTCTGCTGGTTCGACTTCCGGCGGACCTTCCACTGCAAGAGTAGGAATAGGAGAAGGAGCCAAGCCCCAATTTTTCTCGTCTGTCGGAAAAAGCATGTCCGAAAGTCTAGCTTCTGCAGCATTGGTCTTCTTCCTGGTGATATTGACGTTTAGATCGGACCCTGCTTCATCTGGTTTCTTTGTCCGCTTGGTTGATTCGTTCTCTGCTCCTTGGTACTGGCGCATATCTTCCAGCATACGAGTCTCGACGGGCATCCTATGGCGTTCAAACTCTTCTGCCTCGGCCTCAACTCCGGTCCCAAACAGTTGAAGTTTCTCTTCCCAAAGGCGTTGTTCTTCTTTGGCCAGTTCTTCCTCGGATTGTTCAATATCGAATCCCTGTATATCTTCGACCATTTCAACTCTTTCCTGGTCAAATTCTTTGTCTCTGTCTTCGATCATGTGTAATTCCTATATCCGGAAACTACCGGCTGCGTTTTATTGTTCTCGAGTTCTCCACGTTGGTACTGGCAGATATATTGAAGGGCGTTGTTTGGAAGAATGTATTGGTTCTCTTCTGGGTCGTTGCTGTAGCGGATATCATCACCGCCCTGTACTTCCATCTGCTTGAATTGATAGCCACCAGTGAGCCCGTCCTTCAAAACTGTGCAGGCGGGTGAAATACTAATGGCCGGGCGTCCGTTTGAAAGCTGGTTGAAGTACCACCGCACCGCTTCCATTCTGCGGTTGAGTAAATTTGAGTCAACAGATTCAATTGTCAGCCCGGCGTCTTCCATTTCATCTAAAATCAATCTGGAATCGCTGTCTGTGGTCCTGGATGATGTTGTCTCTCTGAACGAAACGATTGTGTACGGGCATCCTCTGTATTTGCCGGCGAGTAATGGGCGAAGCACCGACGTTGCAAACTGATTGACGCCACTGTTACGGACGATTACTTCTTCTATGATCCGGAGTTGGCCGGTTCTATCGAATTGGCTGATAACGGCGCATATCGTTGTTTGTTTAGCAGATAACCCAACCACCAGGGCATGACCTTTAATTGGCCATAACTCATCCTGAGAAATATGTAGGATCTCATTAAACTGCCCGGCGTATGCAGCCCGACCAGTAAACTTTTTCTTTCGGATGATCGGAGCAAGGGCGTAACGAATAGCATCCATCCAGTGGTTGTTGGCGTCGATCAGGACCGGGAGAATGTCACCGGTCTGTTTGTCAATCTTGTACGACCAAAGCCTGGCTTCTTTTGCGGCTTTTTCACATCGTTCGTGAATGATAATCTCGTCATAAGATCGAAGGTGGGTAATCCCGTCCTCAATACTTCCGGGCCATTTCTCGGCCCCGACACAGCGATAACCTTCTGTCTGCATATGACTGATTAACTCTGGCCTGGCGTTATCAGCCCGGACCATATTTGCCTTTATTCCTGGTATTTCATCGAAAGCAGCCGGCGTGTCCCGAATCTCGATACCCTTGTCGCCTGCCTCGTAATCAATGTACAGGCGGTTGCCGTTGACGAAACACCGGACAAGGGCCAATGGATCAGAAGAAAACCCCCAATCACACCCGTAATACGGTCCACCGTCCACTTCCGCAGGTAGGTTAAATTTTCCAACACGCCATTTACCCCCTAAGACCTGTGCATCAGTCCTCGTTAAACATTCACCTTCCCAAACATGGGCGTAAACGTCCGGATCCCTCTTTTGATCAGCCTGGCGTTCCATTTCCAATTCTTCTGGAAACCAGGGATTATCGACGTAATTTATTTTTGCTATCTTTGCATTGTCTGGTGGATCCAAAACGAATCTTTTATGTATTGGCGCATCCAGGCTTTCAGAGTTCCAGGTCAGCCATATCTCTGACCCTGGTTTTCGGACTGTTGGAAAGAGAACCCGGAAACTCTCCTCGCTGGTCGTTTCTGCTTCCTCGATCCAGACGACATCTATTCCTTCTGTTGACTTTATTTCCCGGTAGTTATGCCGGAGCCCTTTAAATATGAAATCTTCATTCCAGAACACAGACTTGAGATATGATTCTCCGTAATCGAAAAACTCCTGCAAGCCATGGGCCTCGACACGATCAACGAGTATCTGCAGCACTGACGCCTTGATACTGTTCTGTAACTCACGGGTGCAAAGTATCCTTGTCTTGGCCGTGTAGGCTCTCAACAGCGCCATATCCGCAAAACTCCAACTCTTTGCACTTCCACGGCCACCGTATGCACCACGATATCTTGCCTCTCCGGTGAAAACCGGGACCAGTTTTCCTGGCAGCTTTATATCGAGCAAAAATTCGTTGGTGTCTTTTTCATTCATGCGGCAGATAGCCTCTTTAAAACAGAGTTAATGCTACCGGGGCTCCGCCCATACAATGATACGGAGCCAACCCCTATTTTTCTTAATGCAGTCCGTTCTGATCTGATAACACGATGCGTTGTCTCCCTCTCGGCTGTGTGGTTGTGCAACATGCTTGCTATTTGCTCGTAACTTTTTCCTTGAGCCCTTAGCAGTAAAATATCGAGTTGCCTTCGCGAAAGTCTCTCTTCTATTGATGACATTATTGAGCCAAGGTCATTCCAATCGAGTTGGGCATAATATCTATCTCCATTCCTCCAGTAATGCGCATTGCGTGACTCCATTGTTTTTGCGGGGTCTTTTAGGTCTTCCCGATCTTCGATAAAAAAGCAGTCGTTACGTTGTTCTCTGTTTCTCATTTCTTCACATCACCCGGCAAAACAAAAGTTACTCTGGCTTTCAGGTCCAGGGGCTTACCGTCTGCGCCCATGAATGAATGTTTATGGTCTTTTGTTTCCTTGAAAGCGCCGACGACTATGTGTTTACCTATCATTTCAAGGTTTTTAACTTTGTCAGGCCACTTGATTTTCTTCATTATGCCGATCATCTTCTTTTCGTTCCCACGGCCTTCGAATAATTCAGATACATCAATACCAGAAAGGAATTGACGCCATATTTTTGGCCATTGGCTGACGTCCTTGATTGATCCGTCTTCGTTGAGAATGTCTATGACGTCCATCTGATCAATTTCGTAAAGCCTGCTGAGTACATATTCTGCGTCAACCTCTATCTTTTCCGACCTGGCTGCTATTTTTCCCCGTAGGTATTCCTTGATTCCAGGTTTTTCCAGGTTTTCTGGGCCGATCGAATGAGCAGTCTTTTTTGAGTACCCTGCCCGTGTCGCCGCCTGTGTGGCGTTCAGATCGACCATGTATTCATCACAAAAAAGTTTCTGTTTAACCGTCAGCTTCATTCGATCCTCAAAATAAAAAACCCCGAGAAAGACCGTTATGGCCTTAATCGGGGTTTGGTAACAATGCCCTGGGTAAACTCGCAGGGGGATTACGTCCAGCCTGATTTTGAACTATTCTATTAAAAATAAGTCTTCATGTATTATTGAAACACTACGAACACCTCCATTCGTAAAGTCCACTCTCGCATAAACCCCACCGGTCCCAACTTTCTTTTGTTCCGCCACATCAAGGGCAGCACCAAAAGCGTCAACGATCCTTTTTTTGTGGACCTGATACTTTTGGTACTGCGTTCGCTTATTCCTTGTCGGGGAAAAATCAATATCCATAAACTATAAAATACACCAGGTGTGGTATAGAGTAAATAATTAACCACTACTTTTTACTTTTTGAAAGAAATTTTCTGTTTTCCAATTCCTCTCGCCGGTCCTCAATCAATCCACACAACAAAAGGGAGTAATTTATGTTGTCCCCTATCTTTTCTTTAATGAAATGTGGGGATGGCACGTAAAGAGGGTCCGCTATCATTTTCTCGATCATATCGTCGATGGATACCCGATGCTTCAACCACATTCCGTCGAGCGCCTGGATGGGATCTTGGCATTTCATCCTTCCAGCCTTTTTGAAATTGTGTAGCCGGTCTGTGTCGGACGAGTATTCTTCATTCTTTGTCCCGAGAACATTCCCGCAATCTGTAATCCTGGATAAAACCAATTTGTTAAATGTTTCGCTGTTCATAATAGTTAACCTTTTATTTTTTATGTTTAATTAAAAGTCTTTTGTAAACATTTACACCTTCCACGGAAACCGACATATTAATATTTTTGTTCCAACCAACAGGTCTTCCATAGTCATACGAACAACCAATTATTTCAAACTGATCAGGGTTATATTTATCTAAAAAAGTAATGGGGACCCCCATTAAGTCATCATAATCACTGGGAATAGCATCTGTAAAAGGAACTTCAATTGCATCGAAGTTATCATACTTTTTGTACTCTTTACCTTTAACATTCTTATGAGAACTGAACTTAAGATTATCACTCATAGTCATTAGTGGTAATGGCTGGTGTCTCTTACCATGGTCTAAATTAGTAAGCCAAAGGCAGTTGTTGGTGGCAACGATTCTATTTCCTTCCTCATCAATTCGAGCTTCTGTTCCATACAACTCATATGACTCAGGCACAATAAAACCAGAGATCCACCGCCCCATTCCGGTACCCAGCCAGATTTTGTTTTCTTTAATTAAAGGGAAAACTTCTTTATATGTAATGGCATTAATATTGGCGATGATTAAGAATTTTTTATCATAGTCAACAAGTTGTTTTAGATAATCACGAAACAGACTAAATGGTGGATTTGTTACTACAATGTCAGATTGTAATAATAATGATATGGACTCATCACTGCGGAAGTCGCCATCGCCGTCTAATGGTGACCATTCATTGTGCTTATTTTGTTTTAACTGTAAGGCTACATCTTTCAGGCTAAATTCACCATCTCCATCTATGTCACCAACTTCATTAATGATAAATTTATTGGCAGTTATTTTCGGACGTCCTTTTGTTTGTGGAAGAGCCTTGTCATCACCAAATAATTTCAGTTGTCTGTTGGCAACAGGAGAAGGTTTGTAGCTGGTAGTTATAAGCTGTTTTAGACCAATTCTTTCAAAGTTTAGAACGAAATAACGAAAAAAATTACTTTCAAATGGATCATCACAGTTGCAATAAACAATTTTATCTCGAAATACATTTGAGTTGTATTCTAAATAAGCTGCAATTTCTTTCTGAATATCAGAATATTGTGTATAAAATTCATCGCTTTTTGATTTTTTCGCTTTGTGTAAATTTTTGACTGAACCTTCTCGTGCCATTCTGAATTGTCCTATGTTGTTTTCTATGTATAAAAGTAATTATATAGAAACTGTATAATCCGCATTTTTGAGTATTATACAGAATGATGGCGTCATTATCAGGCTTGACTCTTCCTTACTCGCCACGCCCAGGATATCCCGGTCATGCTTTGGAGTAGGAAAATTTTCTCTTGGCCCTGCCACTACCTGCTCTCCCTTGTCTGGGACGTAAACGTAATAGCATTCGCCGGCTATAATCTTCTTGACCCGCTTGCCCTCGTCTACTAGCTCT